GGCATAAAGGAGTCGATTACCGGTTCGAGGCGGCGGTAAGTTATTGCAAGGTTGCGCCAGGTTTCAATGGTAAAGTCTGCAGCGTCCATGTGTATATGAAGGCCGCAGCTGTCGTTCACCTTCACATTGCAATAATCGAGCACCCAGCATACTTTCTGAAGTTCCTGCAATCCGGCTTCCCCTTCAAGTATCGGGCTTACCAGCTCGAAAGTATCGTTTCCTCTAAGACTGCTGTCTGTAACCAACTTCCAATGGTCGCGGGTGTTATGGTTGTAACCTTCCACTGCAACTGCAATTCCGGCCTCACGAAGTTCACGGGCAAGAACTCCCTTTTCGCAGTTATATGCCTCTATCTCGATGCCGAAACGTCTGTTGAAAGTATAGTCCAATTCGGAGCAGGCTGCGATGGCCGGTTGCTGACCGAATCTTCCGGCTTCCAGCATTTTCTTGTATACGTTCTGCACGAAACCGTAATTTCCGTTTGTTACCAAATCGGCTACCTGGCGGCGGGTCAGACCTAAAAGAAGGAGCTGCTGTATCTTTGCCGTCTTCGTTATGCTCTGGTTAAGAATATTTGTAACTTGTTCGTTCATAATGTTTTATCCTTTATTTTTCGTACAGCTAAGGTAACACTATTAACGCACATAACGTAGTAATATCTTATTTATTATCAGTGTGTTAGCTTTGTTTAGCGTGAGTAAAAAGATGATTATTTCTCGTGGTAGGGATGACGGAAAAGAGTAATCAGGAGTAGCTCCTGACCGCGAACTTCGACAGCCCACGGCCAGGATGGAAATAAACAACATGAACAAAAAGTTTCTGAACCATTTAATGGTCCGATATCTGCTACTCACTAAGGGATGGTTTGACATTGAACAAATCGGTTGCTGCAGAACTGAACATGAGTGTCCAACCTATGGATTTGAATTCGGATGAGACAAAAGGGATAATGTCATGATTCTCCGATATCTTATCAAGCCATGGCAAATCTTCAGACCGTGAATCAAGAATAAGCCTTTTTCTGAGTTCCGCAAGGAGAGATAATGTTATTTCAGAAGCAATGGCCGTCTCAACCATGTCTGCGGAATCCGAAACTTTCATGGCGATGGTGGCAGCAAGTTTTTGCCGGTCAATAATGGAGTTGTGTGTGTCACGGCTTGATGTGAATTCTCCGAAATCCACGAACAGATAGTTGCCGGTAATATTATCGACGCGCTTCTTTACGTAATCGTATGACTGCCCGAAAACAAGATTCTCAAGTTCGGGCATTATCGGTTCCGGAAGTTTCTTGACATACCCAAGCAGTTCCGCATATTGGATAAAGTCACTTGAGCCGTTGGCGAACATGGAGACAACTCCTTCTTTTTTTGGAAAACGGGCAAAATATCTGAGCAAATCAAGTATCATAGGATTTCATTTATTATGTGAATTGGAAGTCTGGTTTCTCTGGCAATATCCGCTTTATCCATTTTGGCCGCATGCAGGCTGCGCACTGTATCAATAATTTTCTTCCGGAGGATGGTCAAATACTGGATGACATTCATGTGTTCGATGGTTTCAATATCCCCAAACCCGTCTGAACTCAAGTTGTACAGAGACTCAAGTGCACCCGTGGAAATGGCAGAAACTTTGGTCTCCTCAAGTTCTGTAAGCAACTTGAACTCAGTTTTGGTAAACAGATAATTGGTGAAGGCCTGAAAATTGAAGGCTACGGAAATAAGCTCATCCATCGGCAGCCCAGTGAACTTCTGTGCCAACTTATGCGCTCCGGCAGATGAATACCGGTCCGGATAGTAAAGGATAGCGGCCAATAACGGAAGCTGCTCTTTCGGACATCCAAGGAGACCACGTGCCTCTATGAACTGGAGTGCCGTAAGCGAGCAAGTAAGACGGTTGAACATGGTTTCTATATTATAGGCAAAAAAAGTTTCATCCTCAAGATGTATCGCCGGAACCAATTGTTTGCAGAAACATGAGTCGACTGCATATTTGTAGTCCAGTCTGTCCAGATACCTGGATATGGTTATTCCATGCAACCGGTGTGGTGGTATCTTCTTACAGAGTCTGTATGTTTCAGAATCCAGTTCCTGGAGTGCTGCATCATTATCCGGATAGACAATTGTGAAGGGAAATGTCACTTGCTCTGCAAGCCAGGCCACATTTGCCCATCCATCCGTATTCCTTATTTTTTGAAGATTCCATCCCATAATTCGGCAAACATAATTCACACGAACCATGCCGACGGATATTTTTCCATCCGCAAACCTTTGTATATCACGCATGAGTGCTTGGAAGTGATAAGGAGTTAATCCATCCCAGGAATTGGGGATGCTGTATTGCATTCCTTTTGCTATAAAATCTATTGTCAACATGGCATCAGCATTATTATGTCGTCCGGACGGTTAAAGGATGTGTTCGTATCTACAGAGCCGGAACTGTCCGTTGACAAAAGCAGATCTATATTGGCCAGTTCCCGCTTCACCTCTTCAAGCAGAGAGTCTGACAGAGCAAGTAAACGTTCTTGCTCTTGAGTACCATATCGCATAACTTTTGAGTCTTCAAATAAATTGCGAATCGTACTTGGAAAATCGAGAATATCAAAACGCCGCAGGGCAATGGCTATGGTCTGCTTGGCGAGGCATCGTTTGAGCAGACGCAGTATCTCTTCCTTTTTTTCTGCCCGCTCAAAATAGGCCGATATCCCGTCATCCAGCGCTTCGCTCTGGATCGGTATAGTCCGGAAAAAGAACAGATAGGACATGTCTATCGTATACAGCATGTCGAACTCCTCCGTACTCTTTATTTTAAGAACATCAAGCATCTTCTTGTATCTCGTTTCTTTCCAGGAGGGCACGGTCTGACTGTTATCAAGCAATTGGATGACAGTATCCATGGCATTATAATAGTTCTCAATATACGACCTGCGCATGCTTTCCTGCTCATGCTTGTATATATCGACATCATCCTTACGCTTGGATACAACATCAAAAATGAGCTGTTTGGCCATGGTCAGATTGGCCATCGCAAGACGCAGGGCCTCCTTCAATTCGCCCTCGTCTGCCGTCAGTTCGGTGTAGACATCTTTGGTAAGGATGATAACCATCTGCTTTTTCGCAGAAATGGCAGACGAATTGAGCTGGTCGAAAGTGACATTGCTCTCTGCATAGGGAGCATACTTCCGAAATTCCGAAATGGTGGTAAACAGTTCTTCCAATATTCTCATGACTGTTGCTGATTTAGTCTGTTTTGAGGTGAAACATCTTCCTGGCGTGCCGGAACTTCGCGATAGAATCCAAGACGGTACCCCTGGCTGTATAAATGGGGAAAGTTTATCTGTATGGCCATATTGAACGGTTCGGAGCAGATTTCGTCTTCCGATGTCAGTGACATAATGTATATCAGATAGTTGTAATACGCATCGGCTCCTGATTTGGATATGACCCCGTCCTTGCTGACACTGGATATGGAGGAGTCAAGTCCCACGCTTGACAGCAGCACCTCATCGGCGCGTTTGTCATAGGATATCAAGGCATCGATATATTCCTTGTATTTCAAATCAACCGTCTCTATCTTCCAGCGTTCCTCTTCGCCCTGGCTGTTCTTGAAGCTGATTGTCGCATACGCCTTACCCTGGTTGTCTGCACCGGACAGATAGCGGGAGATCTTGCGCAGTTCAGACTGCAGATACTTTATCAGGGTGGATTCCTTGAATTCCGAACCAATCACGATGCCATTGTACATCAGTTCTTCCTCATTGTTTTTCTTGCGCCGTTTATTCTCGTCGCAGAGTTTGGTTATCTGGATCCTCTTGGACTCAAGCCAGGCATTGGGGATGACAATGTGTATCTTGGCGGCAAGCGAATTACGTAAAAAGGAGTTGATATAATCAGCCGTATCGTTGGAACCCTTGATGTAGGAGCGGGTACCGGCATGGGTTTCGTTCACACCGTAGAACTCATCCACGGATTTTTCCCGGTGATGGGAAATGGCCGCGAATCTGTAATTGGCAAGCTCCGAAAAGGAAAACTTCGGATAGATGCGGAAAGTGGATGTGCCATACCCCCAACGCCCTACGGCAATGTAGCGGAAATCCCGGTAGTAGACAACATCTGTCGCCACATCCTTCTTGGTGGTGGCCAGCCGGCAATGTCTGTTCTCCATGGATTCAAGGCCGGCAACGGGCATCGTCCCTCTTGCTTTTCCCTTTGTGAAGCGCCACTTTACGAAACAGTCCCTGAAATAGTAGTAGTTCTTGATGATTGATTTGGCCACTTCCTTATAACCCGATTCAAGACCGCGCTGTTCCCAACTGTTGAGCCAGTCCATGATTTCCGGACAGTCAACCCAATGTTTCTGAAGTTTCCCGTCCACGATTGCCGGCTTGTACACGGCAAGCCCATGGCCGTACAGCATGCTGACCTGCTTGGTAATCAGTCTTGGCAGAAGCCGGTTCTTCTTTATGTCGGACGCGACTTCCTCGCATTTCATGTTGTTGAAGCCACGGCTGCACACCTGGAATCCCTGGATGCTCTGCCACTGCGTATCCGGAAGACTTCCTCCACTCAGGGGGAACATCGGGTCCGGTTCCAGGACTGAAGCCATTGGCCTGTCTCCAATCTGGAAGGATATTACATTGTCATCGTCAAGATAGCAACCGAAGTTGCCTACCATTTTGAGATTGCTTTTACTCATAACCAATCTATTTTATGAAGTTTGAAACCATCTTGAGGAAAGCCCATGTACCTGATGAGAATACGGTAGCACATCTTGGGTTCCCCGTCTGCGTCTGTAAACAGAAAGAAGTTGTCACTGTCTATACTGAATCTTTCTTCAGGCAGTTGAGTACGCCATCTGCATCCTTCTTTAACTGTCAATGTGGCTGATGCCTCCCCCTTATGCCTGGAACACGGGAAGAAGGCAATGGTAAAGCAGCCGTTAGGCAGTTTTGATATCTCTTTGGCCCATTGCATCGCTTGAATACCGGTCATTGTCATTTCCATGCCCGAAAGTAGCAGGTTTCTACTGTGGGAAAAAGGACGGGAAGCACCCTCCGTCATATTTCCGAGGAACCTCGAAGAATGCCTTGCAACTCCAAAACTCAGCGGTGCGTGCTGAACAGCGCCTCACGAAGAAAACGCTTTCCTTTTTCAAAAATATAAAAGTCTGGTTTCCAAATGAAAAGCGTTTGTTTTAATGTCAAACGATACCATTATTGTATCTTTACTGACTATTTTTATAGTGAAAAACAGCCGTTATATAGCCAGATTATCAGGTAAATTGTCCGGCATGGATGATAATTCACTCAACACTTTGTTTCCATAACGCCCGAAAAGAAGATAAATCAAGGCACTGGGAAGCTGTGTTGTCAGTCCGGCCTGGTTCTTGAGAGGCACTTTCTTTTCCGACGATTTGTCCAGCTCGATGCGGCCTTCCGTTTTTTTCAACGGTGACAGCATGATGGCACTGCAAAGATTCCTGCACTCGTTCTCGTCTATCAAAATTTCCGGCAAGGCATTGCTCCGGCCTCCAAATATCAGAAGCAACAACTTGAACTGCTGCCAATGGTAGACGGTGGCCTGCCCTTCGTTCATCAGTTCCACCTCAAAGCCATAACTTTCCAGCTCACGCTTCAGGGCACGGCTGTCGGTGGTAATCTGCTCCAGTTCTTCA